GATACAATCTAACTCGACCAACTGTTGTTGTGGGCGGAGCCAAGGGTATTGGTCTTATTCAGGCCATGTTTAGTTTGCCAGTTGGCAAAAGTGTTGCGGTCAAGAATGAACATATTATGATGACTTGCGAAGCAACTCCGGAACTACGTGACCACTATATTGAAGTTACCACTGGTATCAAGCCAGTTAGCAAAAGTTCCATTATTATATGAGCGGTCCGGTCACCTATTCTGTAACTCCATTTGCTAGCACTGTTACTGTTGGTGATCAATCTGCCAGTGGCACTAACGCAAGCGCCGGAATAAATGCGGCCACGGTTACTGTTAGAATGTTTGGTGGAGACAGTATAGATGATGGTACAGAAGCCGGCCGTGCCCGTGCCGAAAAATACATGAAACAGCAAGTTGATGCGGGAGTATTTAAACAGGCCGATATCGACAAGGGCGCTGTTATAGTTCCTAGAGAAGTAGATCCAGTACCACCCCCGCCTCCCTCTTCCGGAGGTGTTGATTGTACTGCTATTCATCAAGGGTTCAATATGAACACCAAGTTGAGTCCAAATACTACACTGGGCGACTTTATTAATAAATTGGTGGCAATTCCCAATTGTAAGCGCAAGAGCGTGCCGGCACAAATGGGATTGGCTCCAGATCAGATTGTATGTAATTTAGCACATCTTTGTGTTGAAGTTTGGGAACCAATCAAGGCTCGTTACCCAAATGCAATTATCACCAATACATTACGAGTTGGATCGAATGTTGGAGCCGGCCCACACGGCACTGGGCAGGGCATGGATATACAGTTTAATGTCACCAACGGCGGTAGTATCCCCCCTAGAGATTACTTTGCAATAGCGCAATGGATAAAATCCAATATATCGTTTAATCAGATGTTGTTGGAATATAGCACAGTAAAAGGCTACTTGGTAGCATGGATACATATTAGCATTTATGCTGGTACCGGCAAACAAGCAAATGATGCTAGTCGTGTATTGACTTTTATGAACAACAAAACACACTCAGTTGGACTTTCCAACCTAGCAAACTAATATGTCAAATCTTACACCATTACTGATATTGGCCGGCGTGGGCCTATTAAAAGGGTCAGGGCTTGGCGTTAGCAAAAAGCTAACCAGCACAGCAACCGCATTTAACACCGGTGGCGTTAGTGGGCCGGTTCAAGCAGCACATGCCCGTGCCAACAGCGAAGGCAAAGCTATACTTGAACAGTTACCAACTGGCTTGACTGGATTTCCACCAGATGGTGTTCCACGTGCGGCAGGCGCCACTGGTAGCAATATTATAACAGACATAACAAGCACAGCTTCGTCAATTTTCAGCAAAGGTGTTTCGGGATTTACAAGCCTATTGGGCCAAGCCGGCGGCTATGCAGCAACAACATTTGGATTCCAAGGCGCCATTGCTCAAGCACAAGGTATGAAGTTTGACGACATGGGATTTACCTTTTCAAACTACAATGACGTGGCCAGTGGTGGTGTTACTAATCAGTTTAATGTAAACACCGCCAATGGTATAGGCACCGAGATAACAAGACTGGGTACACTGTTTGACGTTGGGGACTTGTACAATTTTGCTACACCCGGATCTATTTGTTCAAATCTAATTGATCAAGGACTGGGTGATGTTGGCGACCTGTCGAATAAACTGGAAGAACAAGGTGTTGATCTTCTAGGACTAAAATTTGACAATCAAGATATTATTACTGAGGTAATGTCTACCATTAGTGGCAGAGACCTTGACGAAATTTTTGGAGTCACAAACTTTAATCCGTTCAATCCCGGCGCAATACAAACACTGGCTGACGTGTTGGAAATTACCAATGTATTGGGCCCAGATGTAACCAGTGAAATTACTAGCTTTGATGCATTGTCAAATAAACTGGGCAATATTGGTGGTAACTTTGGCGGAGTTGGTGACATAAGCAATTTGTACTCGGGGTTAGATCTTACCAGTTTTCCCAAACTGGCTGCTCTAGGAACGCTGTTACCGGATAATCTAGTGGGAGATTTAAGTTCTACATTAGGTGAGGGTTCCGGTCCGTTCCGCAACCCAACGGTCACTGACATTATTGGAAGTGCATCCGGTACCGGATACACAAACAACATTCAAAATTGCATAAATATTCAAACTGATTTGATTTCTAACAATGCTAGTGTTAGAAATCTTGTAGATTATTTGGAAACTAATGGTTCTGCTATGGACAACAATATGTTGGCCGTATTGGTTGCTAATGTAAATGAAGATTCTGGCATTCAGGAAGTTTTGGATGTTGGGAACGACAATATGATTAACGCAGCCAGCCAGATAGCTTCAGAAAAGAAAAATCAACTTATCGCCGGATGCAAATTCGGTACTGATATGTTAGATGGCAGTACGGGTGGGGTCATGAGCCTAACTTCGCAATTGCCCGGAATGTCACTGGACCCAATGAGCTTGGGAACTGGTGGCATGTTATACGATATGGCCGGCGACGACGTGTATGGAGAAGCATTGCAGGCCAGCATTGTTGAAAGTAAAAATCTTAGCAAATTTGCTGTGTTTGGTATTACTCCTGGTCAGAAAATGGACCCAATGGCGTATTCCAGGCAATTAAATAGCCTGATATAATTCAGCTAAGATACCGGTAGTACTGCCGGTTGCTTTTTAGTACCCTCTGTGTTAGTATACACAGTAATTTAAACATTAAGAAAGGATCATCTATGAATGATACCGTATTGGCGTTGGAAGACACGTCACCTAATGTAACCCCACCGGTTACAAATATTATCAGTATTACGCTGATGTTGTTGGGATTGCTATTGGCAGTTATGTTACTACACTGGGCCATAAACAATAAATTGTCCACTATAGACCCAACAGAAACATCCGCAGTCACCGCAGAACTACGCGAGCGCCAATTGGGATGTTTGGCTAAAAACATTTATCACGAAGCAGGTGGTGAGCCATTTGAAGGCAAGGTTGCTGTGGCCCAGGTCACACTAAACAGAGTCAACAGTGGACAGTTTCCAAACGATGTTTGTAAAACAATTTACCAAAAGAATATATTTTACGAAAAAGTAGTTTGCCAATTTTCCTGGACCTGTGACAGGAATGTAACATTCAAGCCCATTAACAATGCCAGTTACAACGAAAGCATGATTGCTGCTCAAAAGGTTTTACTAGAAGACTTTCGTCTACCTAGTTTGAAACATGCCCTTTACTATCACGCCGATTATATAAATCCCGGATGGAAAAAAGAGCAAGTGGCCAAAATCGGACAACACATTTTTTATAAGTGATCATCATGAAATTAGATAATATTCTCAATCAAATTGTTAATCTTCCTGCAACAGCTTATGCGTTTTTAAAAGAACATTTGGGACACATAAGTGCTCACACTCTGGGCTGGATTACTATCATTCTATTGCACTTTGCAAGCATTCCGACCTTGGTGGCTGTGCTAATGGCACAAAGCGATAAACTACCCCCGGTGGATCTCATGGTATTTGTTTGGAGTGCATTGATCACGTTGTTTTTTAAATCATTAATTGAACGCAATTTCCTTTATGTAGCTACCATTTGCTTGGGCTTTGCTGGGCAAACTTTGATTATGGGTTTGATATTGTTTAAGTAAATAACAGTATAACTTGAAAGGCCTAGTGTGGCGAAAACATCTAAAAAAGAGATTGAGCAGGTAATCGAAGATATAGTAGAAGATCTAGATATTGATGATGAAGACTACGGTTTTGTTATTGGTCCGGATGGTACACTAAAGATGGTATTCATGCCTGATGCTGGCGTTGGAGATGTAGTACCAGCATCGGTAAAGAAAATTCTTAAGATATTCAAAATACATGATGCTACACAGCTAGAAACCAACGGCCGCCTACATTAATGTAGAATTGGAGTGAAATATTTGTTGAATTCGGTTGACAATTTAACCGAATTGCGCTATAATATACACATAGCAACAAACAACACCCAGGAGTTTAATATGGTCGATTACATTAACACATATTGGAACAACAAAGGCACATATCAAGATATGGCCGATGCTTTGCAAAAGTTGATCCCTATACAGGGTTCAGTTAATGACGCTAAAAAGAACCCTGCCTTAGAAAAATTCCGTAAGGCGACAAACTGCTACTACGATTTTTACAACAATGGTTTGGGCAATCGTGCTCGTGAATTTGCCAAAGTATTTAAATTTGCTTCCGGCCAATACAAGTTCCGTGATGGTCGCTACGGACATGACTTTTCACAAGTCATGTACAATCGTACAGATACTGTAATGGATGCATTTGTGCTGGCTGCTTATCAAGAACAATTTAATAAAACTGTTTAAATTCGGTTGACAGTTTGTCCAAAAGACGCTATAATATACACATAGCAACAAACAACACCCAGGAGTTTAAAATGGCATATGTATCCCAAGAACTTAAAGCAAAATTGGCCCCAGCTATCAAAGCAATTTGCAAAAAATACAATGTCAAAGCTAGCCTAGCGGTGCGTCATCATAGCACACTTGTTTTGAATATCAAGCAAGGCAGCATCGACTTTATTGGTAACTCTAACAAAGTGTGTGGCAATGATTTTTATCAAGTTGCACGTGGCTTTACTCCTAATACACAATCTTATGATTCTGTAAATCCTTATCACTACAGCAGTCACTATGACGGTGTTGCAAAAGAATTTCTATTAGAAGTCTTTACTGCATTAAATGATGGCAACTGGGACAAGAGCGATATCCAAACAGATTACTTCAACGTTGGTTGGTATGTTGATGTTAATATTGGTGCTTGGAATAAGCCTTACGCACTGGTGAAATAATTAAAGGAATACACGTGGAAGATTTTGAAATTGTAGGCCACTTTTTGGTTGCCGAAGAAAAAGCAGAAGCTCTTAACTTTGAAATTGAGATTACTCACAGTGGGTTCGAAATACAAGATACCGAGGGCACAATTCTGCACGTTGCTATTTCTATTGAGGGATTGATGTCTTTCCTGGATGGGGTAGTCTATCAAAAAGAGCACACAAAGGCATAATATAGAGTCGATAAAAGACTTGACAATCTACCCGTTTTGCAGTATAATTAACACTTAGCAGCAAACAACACATTGGAGTAGATTATGATACCAGTTGTAACACTCGACAAATGCCATTTTAAGGCACACTGTGGCAAACTCACATTGCCGAGTGAGTATGTGGGTATGCCAAGTGCATTGCGCATCAAAAGTCATCATACTGGTCGTACCGTGCTATTTCGTCCTATACAAGAAAATCATCCCTTGTTTGATCAAGATCAATGGGACGGCGAACAAATGGTTTACGAACCAGTTGAGACTTCTACCAACGTAAAAGTTCTAGTAATTTATAATCAATATTAATCGAGGAACTGATAATGGACAAGCCCTGGCATGTAGTTAGTGATTTGGAAATGCACCCAAGTCGCTTGAATAAAGAAGCAATTGTTTTGTTCCAAGCCGAACAAGGCAACAAGGAATTTTTTGATGGATGCAGGCTTGCCCTGGACTCCATGATAACATTTGGATTGAAACAAATCCCGGAGAAAACAGATGAAGATGGCCCTGGTTTGGATTGGGATAGTTTTAGTCTCATTGTTACTGGTTTCGTTAATCGCACACTCACCGGCAACCTTGCCCGTGACACAGTTGCGAACATGATGGCCAGCGCCACAAAGGCGCAATGGAATGGTTGGTACCGCAGGATTCTCATCAAAGACATGAGAGCCGGCTTTGGCGAAACTACCATCAACAAAGTAGTAAGTAAAAATTTTCCACAGTACATTATTCCTGTGTTTAGCTGCCAGCTGGCATTTGACAGCGTGGGAAGAGAAGGCAAGGTAGTTGGCAAGAAAATTATTGAAGTCAAGCTTGATGGTGTGCGTGTTATTACTATTGTTTATCCCGACGGACGAGTTGATCAGTTTAGTCGCAATGGCAAAGAACTTGTAAACTTTCCGCATGTTAAAGAACAGTTTGCGGCCATTGCCAAGCTTGGGTGCTTCTCGGAAGCTGTAGT